TGGCGCGACGAGTTGCGGCCATTTCATCGCAGTCATTAATCCTAACGCCAAGAACCGGAATAGTCTCAGCCCTGCAAGATTCAGTTGTAATGCTAACTTGCATGTGCAACTTCACCGCCAGCCGCAGCGCATCACCGTCGTCTGTGAGTGGGTTCCACAACTCAGCAGTATCGCACCAGCCAATATAATTCCATAAAGCACCACTTGTTTTAGACCCGCGCGGATATTCACTTTCAGTCCAAATGAAGCTTCCTTCCGGGTCACCAAATCCATAAGCCTTAGCCGCCAACTCCAACAACTCGCGATCACTTTTCATCTTCATCTCCTTTCAATCTCGGTAGGTTTCTGTCCAACCATTCAACCGCTTCATCTCGACTCTTACCACTCCATTCCATGACGTATGAAATGAGTGATTCGGTGTGTTGCTTCATGTCAGAATCCGTCTTTAATCCTGCCTTGATGCTTTTCTGGTTTTGCTGGATTAAGCCAGTGGTCAATCTCACCTGCAAGCCTGACACCTTCGTCTTGATCCATGTCTGAGAACTTGCCGCCAGAAAATTCACTGTAGATTGTCCCAGTGTAACCCTCTCGGTTCAGCCTAACAATCACCTCGGCCAGCTTGCTGGTGTTTCCAGGCATCCCATCTGGGGTGTATGCCGCCTGCCTGAATAGGCCAATCCACAAATCACAATCCTGCTCAATCTGCCCAGTGTCTCGGCTGTCGCTTGGCATTGGGCGCTTGTCGTTTCTATCTTCCAGCTTCCGGTTTAGCTGGGTCAGCAACAGAACTGGACACCGCATTTCCTTGGCGAGGTTTTTCAACCCCTTGGTAATCTCGCCGTAAGCAAGGTCGTTTCGCTCAGCCTTTTCAGCCTTCATCAGTGTCAGGTAGTCAACAGCTATCAGACCAATTGAACCCTCCTTTTTTGCAATGCGACGACATTCTGAAACTATGTGCCGAAGGCTGACTCCTGGAGTGTCGTCAATGTAGAGTTTTGAGTTTCCAATATCTGCCGCGATGGCTGACGACCTCAAGTAAGCCTCATCAGCTAGTTGGCCTGCCCTTCCGTTAAGCACCCTTGGATCCCAAAAGTCAGTCCCCTGAATGGCTCTACTAACAAGACGATCACCGTCGTACACATCCTTGACTGAATCGCGCTGCACAATGGAGCGCTCAAGTAGTGATGTTCTGGTCATCTCAAGACTGAATACGCAGGCAGCCTTACCTTGGTCTAGTGCTGTATGGTTTACCCACTTGGTAAGGAAGGCCGTTTTGCCCATCTTTGGCCTTGCACCAATTGCAACCAATGCACCAGCAAGAACACCCTTCGGGTAAAGCTTCTCGTCAAGGTGAGCGAATCCAGTTGAGAATCCTACTACCTCACCCGGCTTTCGCTCCTTCCGCTCGTCAAGCTCGTCAAGCCATCCAGTGATCATCTCTGATGCGTGACGCAATCCTGATGTTTGACCATGAGACAGGGCCGCCTCAACTCTTGCAATCTCGCTCGATGCGGCATCGCAGCGTTCTGAGTATGTGTCGTACTGCCCTACATACATAGCCTGAGCCGCCTTGATGTAACCATCAACGGCCTCCCTGCGGCGTGACAGCTCTTTCAGGAACTTAACTGTACGCTTCCAGTCATGCGAGCAAACAACGCCTGTGGTGATGTGCTGGATGTATTGCAACCCGCCAATCATCTCAAACACGCCAGCTTCTCGCATCATCGGGAACAGGGGTATTGCCCCAGTAACATCAGATCCGGCAGCCTCTGCTCTCATCGCAAAGGAAAAGATAGTTCGGCAAGAAGAGTTGAAGAAATCAGACTCGCTCAATCTCGTCTCTGTCGGCCTGCAAACACCAATAAACATGCAATGCAGGATGGCCTCCTCATGATCAATACTCTCAGGCATTTTGATTTGCATTTGCGCCACCATATCTATCCTCTTTGACACCTAAGTAACATTTTTCAGTGATGATGAAGTCGAAGTTTCTTTTCTTCCATACCTTTCCAGTATGGTCAACCCTGTCATACAGCATCCATTCGCACTCGCGGATTGCCATAAGGTACGCATCCCACCTCACCGGATCAAACTTGAATGTATTGTAAAAGTTATATGCCTTTGTCATGCGACCATTGGCGTTCGCATCCAAGTCAACAGACGGCATCTCTGGTATCAGCTCCATAAACCTCACCGCCATCATCTCAAAAACAGCTCTTTTGGATTGCTGCTTCTGGTCGCCGCCAGGTGGCGTAATGTCTTTTCTTTTCTCTTCTAATCTAATCTCTTCTTGCATGACAAAATCTGATTTAGTCATGTCGGAGTCATGACTCTCGTCATCTGGCGGCGTTAGATTTAGTGTTTCTTGCCCTGATTTTGCCTTTATTTGGTCAATGATTGCTCGCATTGCCTTGTTGCTAGTCATTGATTGATCAAGGCGCTTTGCCATTTTCAGGCATGTGATTACGCCATCAGAATTTTCAAAAAGACCAACATTCACAAAGTAGCGCATCATCTCCTCAACCTTCTGTGCGGTGCTACCTGTGTTTCGTGCGATTATCCTCGCGTCATGCTCAAGGCTGAATGTGATGTTATCTGCGTCAACCTTTCCAGCTATAAGCTCTATGCAGTACCAGTACAGGCCGTAACCTTCAAGACCATAGTCAAGAAGCACGTTTTGCAGCTTGCTGTCTGCGTTCGCGTTTGAGTCGTGCTTAAACCACCGCAATTTACTTACCTCCAAACTTTATTGTTTGAGTGCCTTTTTTGCTGTTGCATGAAAGGCATAGAGTCTGAAGGTTGCTAAGTGAATGATCACCTCCTTGGCTTCTTGGTCTGATGTGATCGATGGTTATGTTTTCTTTGGTGCCACAACAAAGGCATGTGCTTTTGTCCCTGGCAAATACTCTCTTCCTTGTTTTTTGCGGGACGCTTGAGCATGACAGCACATCACATAGATCCATCGTTCCGCCATGCCACTCCGCATACGCAACCGCTGCAACATGTGCGCATTGATCGCAGATGGCTATGCCATGCCTTTCTTTAAACCTAAATGACTCTTCATAACTCAACGTTTCACAGCAAATTCCGCATTTATTCATAATCACTCCCCCAGCTTAACCAGTTCAGAAACCTTCATTCCAAGAGCGTCAGCAACTCGCAACAGTGTCCGTGTTGATGCGTTCTTTGATTTGCACATTGAGTACACCGTCTCTGGCGCTAGTCCAACCGCCTCAGCCAACTGCTTTCGCGTCATCTCTTTCATTGCCAGAGCAACCAATATTGCCTTACCTGTGTTCATGCTTCACCTCTTCGCTGTTGATGTCAGCAAATCTACACCCAATGACATTTCGCTGTCAATGCTATTTTTATGGCAAATAATCTCAAAAAACTATTGCATTGATTTCTGATGGTGCTACTATGACCACATCAACGGCATGTCGCCGATAGGAGAAAGAAGATGAAAGCATTGATTGGAGTTGTGATGATGTGTGTGGTTGGTGGTGTTGCGGCGGATGAAGGCAAGTCAAATGTCGAGATGTGCAAGTTGTCAGCAGAGTTTGCTCAGGCTGTGATGGGAGCTCACCAAGCTGGCGTACAGGCTGATCTCGTTATTGAGCAGGCTAGCGGTGCTGGTGATGCTTTCGTGGAGTTGGCTGTTGCGATATACGGAACGACTCGCTTTTCCGCAAAGGAGAACCAAGACAAGGCAATCATGAATGCCTACAACGACACATTCATCGCCTGCATGAAGGAGATTAAGTGATGGAAAACTGCGAACTCGGCTGCTTTGGATTCGATGACGTAATCATGGGTGGCCTTGACCTGATGCAGGCTTGCCGCGATGGTAGTGGCTTGGTTATTGACGGTGATTTGCAAACTGTTTTTGTTGTGGAGGATGTGGAATGAAGTCATGCGAAGAGTGTGGTAGCTACGCCATCAATCACCATTGCCACGGCCGAGATGGAAGTGATGGTGAATTATGTGACGTGTGCTACTGGCGTAAGCGAGCTGGTGGATTTGAAGTGAAGGCAGTAACCAAGGAGAAAAAGAAATGAGCTTTGACGTTGTAACTTTCGTAAATCAGCAGGTTGGCTTGTTCACTGGTGCGGCGACTGACCAGTCGGTAACTTGGGCCAAGGAAAGTCAGTTCGCCATCCAGGCATTCCAGAAGAATGATTTCTTGGCTAAGACCGCAATGTCCAATCCAACTAGCGCACAGAATGCCATCATCAACGTGGCGGCCATTGGCATCACGTTGAACCCTGCTGCGAAGCTGGCGTATCTGGTGCCGCGCGATGGCGGCGTGCATCTTGACATCAGTTACATGGGGTTGCTTCACCTTGCGCAAGTATCCGGGGCGATTCAGTGGGGTCAATGTAAACTCGTGCACGCTAACGACACATATGAATCTAACGGGTTGGATAAGGCTCCCACTCACAAATACAACGCATTCGGCGAGCGCGGGCCAGTTGTAGGCGGTTACTGCACTGTAAAGACGCAGCAGGGGGACTACCTCACCGATGAAATGTCACTTGCTGAAATCAAACAGGTGGAGAACACCAGTAAAGCCAAAAATGGCCCTTGGAAAAACTGGTGGGAAGAAATGGCCCGCAAGACCATCGTTAAACGTGCAGCAAAATACTGGCCGCGAGTTGAGCGAGTTGATAACGCCATCCATCATCTGAATGACGATGAAGGCATCGAGATGGAGCCGGTAATGGCACATAAACCAGAAGCAGAAGTCGCAGCAGAAGCAGCAGAGCGTTTCAGTCGCATGGAGTCATTGGCGCTAGACCTCATTGAAGGTATGCGGCAGGCTGAAAACATGGATGAACTGAAAGACCTGTTTGGCAAGGCTTACACCATGACCAAAGGAACCAAACTGCAATCAAACGTTCAGGCCGAATACGCCAAGAAGAAGCAACAACTTGAAGGGGCAATCTGATGACTGAGCTTTACAAAATCGCCAACGAGTACGCCGCGCTGATGAGCGAGGATTTGCCGCCAGAGCTTATCGCTGACACACTAGAAGGCATCGAAGGCGAGTTCACGGACAAGGTTTCAGCTATCCTTGCGCTGTGCAAAAACGAGTCGGCTTATGCTGACTCGCTCAAAGAAGAGGCGTCATCACTCAACGAACGAGCTAAGGCAATCGCCAACAAAGTCGAGCGACTGCGCCAGTACATTGCTGACTGCATGATTCAGGCTGATATGAAGAAGGTTCGCGCAGGAGTGCATGAGGTAACTCTGCGAGCCGCAAGCAAGGTTGTGGAAATCACAGACCCAATGGCAATCCCTATTGATCTGATTGAGTATGAAACAGTGGTCAAGCCTAACAAACTGGAAATCAAGCGCCGCATATTGGCCGGCGAAGAGATTGCGGGGGCTACCGTTAAAGACGGCAAGCAATCGTTGATTATCAAGTAACATTGAATCACAATCATCATTCACAAATTGAGGGTTAGGAAATGGCAACTACAGTCACATTCAAATTGAACAAGGACGCAACACAGTTTCAGGCCGGTGAGAGCGTAGGGTTCGGCATTCGCGGCGGCGTGAAATATTACGACCGACAGACCAAGCAGGATGCCTACACAAATTTCGAGGCTGTAATTTTTGCCAAGCAGCAGCGTCAAATCGAGTTCTACCAATCCGCTCTTGTGGCTGGGTCAATTGTTGAGGTAACGGGCCAGAAGCTGGCAATCAAACAATTCCAAGGCAATAACGGCCTATCACTCAGCATCGAACTGCTTGATGCGTCAATCGGATTCATTGGCACGGCTGGCGCACCGCAAGCACAAGGCCAACAACAGCAAGGTTATCAGCAGCAGCCGCAGCAGCAACGCCAACAGCAAAACAGCTATGCTCAGGCAAGTGGCGGAATGCAGCGACCGCAGCAACAACCGCAAGCCCCAGTATTTGACGATGACATCCCATGGTGATGCAATGGAGCCTTCGGGCTCCTTTTTATTGACCTTGCGATCTCCATGTCGTATCTTTGATGAAATACTTTTTGGAGATATTTATGGCAAAGCTTGAATCGAAATATTCACGGCGAATCGGAAATGAAGTTGTAGACGTTTACGACGTTCTGATGGCTTTTAATGTAACCAATCCAGCAACGCAACACGCAATCAAGAAGCTACTGATGCCTGGCAATCGCGGCCACAAGGATAAGCTGACAGACCTCAAAGAGGCATATCAATCCATTGCGCGAGCAATCGAGCTGGAGAGTGAGGATGCAAGCTAACTTTCCTGCATTGATGGATATGGCCCGCCGAGCTGAATGTGATCGCATGTATTATCTTGCCGTGGATTACTACCGCAGCGCACTGAATTACGTGTGCAGCGACAAGCGCCGAAAGTGGATACGTGAGCGAATCAAGTTCTGCACATTAGCAGGAATGCGGATTGATGCAGTTGTTGATAAAGAAGATGAAAGGGAGTTAAGCGTTTATGATGTATCGTGATGTCAC